GTAAAGACATTTGTACAAAATATTGATTGGGTTGGAATCTGGAATGCAATAAAAGAAACTATAAAAAATGCTATAGGTTCAGTTGATGGAATACTTAGTGGATTGTTTGGAGAAAACACAGCAACAATTATAGAAGCAATTGCTATAGCAATTGGTCTTGTTACTACTGCAACTAAGATATATTCAGTGGTGAAATCTAAAGAAACAGGAATACTTATTGCAAATGCAGCGGCATGGATTGCAGCAAATGCACCAATAATTCTAATTACAGCTGCTATTGCAGCTATAATAGCAATAATAATTTTGTGTATTAAACATTGGGATGAGATAAAAGAAACAGTAATAAATGTATGTAATAAAATTAAAGAAACTGTATCAAATTGGTGTAAAAATATAGGTGATTTCTTTTCTGACTTATGGAAAAATATATGTAATATATTTGGAAATATAGGAAATTGGTTTTCAGATAAGTTTAAAAATGCAAAAGATGGTATAGTAAATACATTTCAAAACATAGGAAATTGGTTTCAAGATAGAAGAAATGATATTACTAATGCATTTAGTAATGTAGGTCAATGGTTTTCAGAGAAATTTCAAGATGTTTATAATAGTATAAGGAATATTTTTAGTAATATAGGCAACTTCTTTGGCGGAATTTGGGAAGGAATCAAAAATACATTTTCAGCTTTAGGAACTAAGATTGGAGATGCAATTTCAGGAGCAGTAAAAAATGGAATTAATGGAGTCATAACACTAATTGAAAATACGATTAATAGTGCAATAGGATTAATAAATGGAGGAATAAAACTAATAAATTTAATTCCAGGTGTTACAGTAGGAACTATAAATAAGTTAACTTTGCCAAGACTAGCAAAAGGAAATGTTGCATATGATGAAACACTTGCAATATTTGGAGAATATTCAGGAGCAAGTAACAACCCAGAGATAACAACACCACAAAATATTATGCGTGACACATTTGAAGATGTATTATCTAATTATAGTGGAAACAATAATGATAGACCAATATATTTGACAGTATATGTAGGAAATCAAAAATTAGGACAAATTTTATTAGAAGATTTAAGAGACAGAACAAGAAGAACAGGAAAAGACATAGAAGCATTAGTAGGAGGGTAGAATATGTTATGGAAAGTAGATGGTGTAATTCAAAAAACACCAAGTACATATAAGGACAATATAGAGGACACGGACAATGATAGTTATACATCAAAGGTTACTGGGGCATTAATAGACAATCCAATTGCTATAGGAATGCTCAAATTAGAAATGACATGGGATTACTTAACAGAAGAAGAAGCAGAAAAATTATTACAGCTAACATATAGAAATCCTTTAATAGTAACAGTAAAATGTCCAGCAGTAAAAGGTGGAATGCTAGAAAATGCAAAATTTAGAGTAAGTAAAAGAACGAGTGAAATGCATAAAACAGGTAATGATGAAGACACTTCCAAATCAAAATGGAAAGTGTCTTTTAATTTAATGCAAAAAGAATTGACGGCACAACAGAAACAAACAGTATCGAATGCATAGGAGGGCTTGAAGTGTATAATACAAGTCAAAAATGGAAAGAAAATATATATAAAAATGTACAAAGTATATTAAATATTTACATAGATGATAAACTAATAAATCCAGATTATATTTTAGATTTTAAAGTAGGACAAACATTATTCGAAGAAAATTTAGAATTAGGGAGTATAACTAGTAAATATATAGAATTTAAAATATATAAGGATAAAATGCCTCAAAATATGAAAAAAGTGAAGGTAGATTATGGAATAAAAATAAATGAATCTTTAAAAGTATCAGAAGTAAATACAAGTATTTTAGGAACATTAAAAGGAATAAAGGTAAGAAGTTTAACTGGAGATACTAATGGCTATGAAATAATACCAATAGGAATATTTAATGTAGATGAGTACAAAGACAATGATGACAACACATTAACCATAAAATGTATAGATAATATGTCAAAATTTGAATTTAAGTATGATGGAAGTACCTTAACATATCCTGCAACATTGCTAGAGGTTTTAAAAGCTATATGTTCAAAGGCAGGAGTAGAATTAGGCTCTGTGTCTTTTTTAAATTCCGATAAAAAAATAGCAGTATATGATAATACAGTAAGCGCTAGAGAATATATAAGTTATATTGCAGAAAGTGCAGGAGGATTTGCTTTTGCAGGTAGAGATGGAAAATTGTATATAAGAAATATATATCAAGATGAACAAGAAGTATCATTAGAACTATTTGGAAGTTATAAATGGGGAGAAGAATATCAAATATCAAAAGTATCTTATGAAGATGGAGTTAGAAGTTTCAAATTTGGAAATGAAAATAGAAATAATTTATGGATAAATCAGGAAAATATGTTCATCGTAGACGAAGATCAAATTCAAAAGATATATAAGCAAGTAAATGGACTAACAGCAAACTGTTTTGAAGGTAAAACAATAATAGATCCAGCCTTAGATGTAGGAGATAAGATCGTTGTAAATGGAAAAGCAGTAATATATCAAGGAGAATTAAACTATCAAACAAGATTTATAGCTGATATAAAAAGTACAATAAGTACAAAACAGAAACAGGAAACTACAGTACAAAAAGAAAGTCAAAAAGTTTTAAATAGAAGAATACAAAGTAATATAGATCAAATAGAAGGAAAAATAACACAACTAGTTCAAGAAACAACAGAGCATGAAGAAAAACTAACTAAACATGAGCAAACAATGGACAGCATAACAGATAAAGTATCTAACATGGCAGATTTAACTAGAAGTATAGAAGGAATAAGAACAATATCATTGGAAAACTGTATAAAAGGAAATTTATTAGAATTACACATAAAAGGAAATAATACAGTATTTGAATCTTTAAAATTAAGTGACAATTTATATTTAAGCGATGATTTATATCTAAAAGGAGATAGTTTAATAGTAATAAAAGACCAAAATGGTAAAAGCAAGGAGTATGAGTTAAATATACAAGATACATTAAGGCAAAATGGAACAGTATATGATGAATATATTTTAAAAGAAGGAAAAGCACAAGTTATTAGAAGAATAAATGCAGATGGAACAATAAAAGATAAAGCAGTTACAGAAAGTTTGGGAACAGTTTCAATAATGCTAGAAGAAGGAAATAATACTTTATCAATAAAAAATTATACTGCGGAAATATCAGCAAAATGGGCAATAAAAAGTGAATATTCAGAAGTATTTGCAACTAATGTAAAAATGGATAGTGAAATAAAACAGACAGCACAAGAAATTGATTTATCCGTAAATAAGAAATTGGAAGATTATAGTACAACAACAGAAATGAATAGTGCTATTAATATGAAAGCAGATGAAATAACGAGCTCTGTATCAAAAAGTTATGCAACAAAAGGAGAGTTAACAACAGCAAAATCAGAAATAAAACAAACAACAGATAATATAACAAGTACTGTATCCAAAACTTATGAAACAAAGGAAAATGCAAATAAGCAATATTCAAGTATAAAACAAACAATGGACAATATCACAAGTACTGTAAGTAAGAAGGTGGGAAATAATGAAATTATTTCAAAAATTAATCAAAGTGCTGAACAAATTAATATTGAAGCAGATAAAATCAGCCTTAAACGGAAAAATATTAAATTTGACGGAAAATATGGCAATATCAAGTAAAAATTTCAATGTTGATAGTAATGGAAATATGAGTTGTAATAATGCTGAAATAAAGGGCGGATATATAGGGATACCATTAGAAGAAAGATACAATATTGGAGAAGCTAATTTAGGAATAACAGATGCAAATGGAATTATGTCGACATGGGTGAATGGAAACGGATTTCATTGTAAAACAGATTATGCAGTTTTTCACGCTTCTTGTGATAGTGACTCAGAAATTTACATAGCAAATAATGGAAATTATACAAGCATAAAACCAAGCGGAATAATAACACCTAAATTGACGCAAACTTCAAAAGAAGAAAACAAAAAGAATTTTGAAAAAATCAAAGATAATGCAATAGAAATAATAAAAAATATAGATATCTATAAATATAACTTAAAAAGTGAAAAAGATACAGATAAAAAACATATAGGATTTGTAATAGGAGATAATTATAACTATTCAAAAGAAGTAACATCACTAGATAATACAGGTGTAGACAACTATTCATTTACAAGTTTATGTTGTAAGGCAATACAAGAACAACAAAAAATAATAGAAAAACTTCAAAACAAAATTGAGGAAATGGAGGAGAGAATAAATGGACAAAATTAATTTTCAAAATGGAAAAACAAAGTTAAATAAAGCAATGTTTGATACATTTCAAAATAATATAGCTAAAGAATTAACAGTAAATTCATCAGACATAAGCATAGGAACAATTTATAAAATAGGACGTCTAGTTGTATTAAGTATAAGCTATACGGCTAGTATATCTAATATAGCAAGTAACACAGCAAAAACTTTAATAACACTAGCAGAAGCATATAGACCAGGAAAATTAATAGTAGGACAAGCAGTAATAAAGGATACTGCATATAAGCCACTAAATAATTCATATATACAAATTCGACCAACAGGAGCAGTTGAAATGTATCAAAACTCTGGTAGTACTCAAAATGTAGCACAAGTGCTAGCAACTCTTGTATATGTTGCAGCAAGCTAGAGATAGGAGGAAGTAATGTCAAATCAAACAGAAAAACTAAAATTATTCAAATGGGATATGTTAGATCAAGTGGATCTAAATAGCAATTTTGATATTGAAAAAACATTGAATGAGAATTGGGATAAAATAGACAATAATGCAAAAGAAATAGAAAAACAAGTAAATGGCAAAATAGATAAAGTAGAAGGAAAAGAATTATCAACAAATGATTTTACAAGTAATTATAAAGAAAAATTAGAAAATTTAGAGAACTATGATGATACAGAAATAAAACAAAGCATTGAAGAAGTAACAATAAAAAATTCGGAACAAGATAATAGTATATCAAAAATTCAAGAGGACTTAGAAAATCTAAAAAATATAATCAATACAATATCAGTTGTTAGCCAAAAAGGTGAGGACATAACATTAAATAACACAGTAAAAGATGTGCAATTCAGAAAATTTGCAATTTATGGAAATGTAAAACGAGATGGAGAAGCAAATTTAGAAAATTCAGTCAAAATAAAAACCGTTGGTAGCAATGTAAATCTATTTAATATTTTAAAATACCCTTATAGAAATTATAATGAAGCTAGCGAACAGATTACAGATGGCACTAATTTTAGAATAATTGCAACAACTTCAAAAAATTCTAATAATGCAGCAGGTTTTAAAATAATGGATTTAACGGAATATGCAGGTAAAACACTAACCATAAAAGCAAAAGTAAAATCTAGTACAAGCACAAATAAGGGATTTTTAGTATTAAGGCAAAATAATACGGATTATACTGGAACAAAATCAAATGAAAAGTATGATGAAACTCAAAACACAACAGACGGTGTGATCATGTTAAACTATAAAGTGTCAAATATTATAAATGATAGTAATAGATATTTATTTGCCTGGTTTTATGCAACTAGAGGAAGTGAGTGCGATGCAAACGATTATGTGGATTATACAGTGAAAATAGTAGAAGGCACAGAAGTAGGGGAACATAGTCAATATGACCAAGGATCATCTAAGGCTATAATAGAAAATTCTGATAAGACACAAAAACAAGAGTATATTATACCAGTGCAGCAAGAAATGCTAACAGATGACTGCTTCGATTGGATTAATGAAGAAGAAGTACATAATTGGAGTAAATTAGTTTTAAATGGTACCGAAAACGACTCTAATTTTAGTGTAGAAAATAGTGGGGAATATACAGTAATAAATTGCTTAAATATTTTAGAAAATGGAAAAAGAGTAGACGAAGATAAGATATTATGTGATAAGTTAGTTTCAAAATATGGAGATACTTCTAATACAGAACATATAAGAAATGCAAGTTCTAATTATCCGAATAACGTTGTTATATATATGCAATCTTCGAGATTAGAAGAAAGCACAGTAGCAGCATTTAAGAAATACTTATCTACTAATAACATTACTATTTATTATAAAACAGCAACAGAAAAAAGAATAGCGTTTACAGATGAACAAAAAGTAATAGCAAATAAAATACAAAAAGCAACTAGTTATGAAGATACAACACACATTTATTCAACAGATGAAGTAAGTACAATTTTTGATGTAACTGCAATGGCAGATATACAAAAAGTATTAAAGATACAAGCAACAAAGGAGGAAGAATAATGCAAGATACGGATATAATTGAAAAAGTAGCTCATTTAGAAGAAAGAGAAAAATCAAATACAAAAAGATTAAATGAACATGATGAAAGACTTGATAATCTTGAGAAGACATATTCTATAATGGAAAAAATGGACTATAGAATGGGAAAAGTAGAATCTGCTATTGAGAAAATAGACCAAAAACTTGATACTAAGGTATCAGAAGAAGACAAAGAAAAAGGCAAGAAGTGGGACAAGTTTATTGATTATGTATTTTATTCAGTTTTGGCAGTCATATTAGGACTTATATATATGAAATTAGGTTTAAAATAAGAGGTGAAGTATTATGGAAAAAATAAAAACAATCGCTAAGTATTTGACAAATATATTAGCAATAGTAAGTGCATTAGTAGCAGGAATTAATGCTGTGGATGGCATAGCAATACCGTATGCAATACAAATAGTGCAAATTATTGCGGTAGTGCAGGGTGTAATTGGAACATATTTATTAGGACAAAAAGCAATAAGTAACAAGGAGGAATAGTCATGGAAGATAAAATAGAAGAAGTAACAGACTTAGCAGAAAATGACAACAGAGGGGAGGCAAATGAGTAATGAATATAGATGATAGATTACTAAGTATAAATGAGTATAGCAGAACAGGAGAAAAACAAAATAAGATTGAAAAAATTGTAGTTCATTGGGTTGGAAATGCAAGAAGCTCAGCTATAGGAAATAGAAACTATTTTGAAAGCTTAGCAAAAACACATAAAACTTATGCTTCAAGTCACTATATAATTGGCTTAGATGGCGAAATAATAAGATGTATTCCAGAAAATGAAGTTGCATTTCATTCTGGGTCTCATAGCATGAATAGAAAATCAATAGGAATAGAAGATTGTCATCCAGATTGGGACGGAAAATTCAATGAAAATACATATAATAGCTTAGTAGAATTATGTGCAGATATATGTAGAAGATACAGTTTAGGAATAGATGCAATTATTAGACATTATGATGTAACAGGCAAGGAATGTCCAAGGTATTATGTAAGAAACGAACAAGCTTGGATACAATTCAAAAATGATGTAGCAAATAAGTTAGGACGAGCTACAACTAATGTAGCAGTGCCAAAAGTTGAAGGAAGTGATGAAAAAGTGAGAAGATATAAAAATGGTTCAACAAAAGAAACAATATATGCAGATACAAGTTTAACAAAAGTAATAGGTAGTTTAAGTCCATACGAGGAATGTGATTGTTTTGGAATATTTAATGATAGACCAATGGTAAGATATAATGTATCTGGAACAAAAAATTATAAAATAGGCTTCGCTAAATGGAAGGGCGGAGTTAGATAAAATTATAAGGTAGACTGATTTAATCAGTCTACCTCTACTATTCCCAAAGCATTACAAAGATTAATAGCATTAGAGCTTAATAAAGTTAGATTAAATATTTTAGAAGGTGGATTTGGAATATCTAGCTCATGTGGATTAGAAGAATTATCAGCAATATTTTTAAGTAAGTATCTTTCTAGGATATATAATCCAGCTAGAGCATTCAAAACATTTTTTAAATTTCCACGATTAAAATTTTCTAATCTTCCATGTTTTACATTATTATAATTTTCCCACCAGACTGGTCTATCTTCGCTTGTCCAGCCACAAAATGGGGTTAGTTCAATTGAATCAAAAGAAGATGTAACTTTTTCTTTAAATATGTTGGAAAATTTTGTATTTACAACCTTAAAATAATCGTTTATGCATTTATGATCACTTTGGTTAAAATTACAAATTTCTTTGAATATAACATCTATTTCAGAGCATATATTAAGAAGCAAAGATATATTCAATAGAATAAGTAAAATAATTATCTTTAGTAACTTCTACATATTTAGTTGTGTTTATAAATTTTTCTTCTAGATTTAAATAGTATGACCAAAAAACTTTTTGAAATTCATTTGTATCCATATAAATACCTCCTTTTTTCTGCACTATATCACATAAAAAATAAAAATGTTGTCGAATTTTGTCACAAATACAAAATTATCAAAAACACTGAAAAATCAAGGTATATAACTACATTAAATAAAAAATAAAACGGCTTAAAATTGATTTTAAGATGAGTTTTAAAAAAGGTATTGACAAGATTTTTTATTGTGCTAAAATTATTGTGAAAAATGTAAATAAATGTAGTTATTGAAATTTACATAAAAAAGTGTTATAATAATTGTAAATATCACATATAATATAATAGGAGATGATTAAAATGGCAACAAAGAGTTTTTTAAAAGAGATTGTAATTAAAGACAAAAAAGCGGCAGAAAGTTTTATTAATGCTTTGGAAAATGCTGAAAATAAAAGAGCAAAAAAAGTAAAAATTAATAAAATGATTGAAGATGTAACAGATGGAGAAAAAATAAGGAAAATATTCAGCAAGTAATAATATGGGATATAAAATAATTAATTTAAAAGATATTTACAATAATTTAGGAGAAAATAGAACCAAAGGCATATTACATGATTATAAATGTGAATTAAATAAAGATGTAGAATATTTTTTGAAAGAAAAAGCGATAGAATTTTCAAAACAAGATATATCAAGAACTTATATTGTTATGAGTCAATATAAAGATAGAGATGTAATTGTTGGCTATTTTGCTATAACTAACAAAGTTACAAGTATAAAAAAAGTAAAATTAAGTGAAACTAAAAGAAAAAAATTATTAAAATTTGCAGTATATGATAAAGAAAGTAGATGCTATAATATAGCTTTACCACTAATAGGACAATTAGGAAAAAATTATTATAATAATTATAATAATTTGATTAGTGGGGATATTTTGTTAAAATTAGCTTGTGATAAAATAAAGGAGGCTCAAGAACTAATTGGAGGAAGATTTGTTTTTTTGGAATGCGAAGATAAAACTATATTAGAAGAATTTTATAAAGGAAATGGTTTTGTATGTTTTGGAAAAAGAAATCTGGAAAAAGATGAAAGAAGTAAAAATGAAGGAGAATATTTACTTCAAATGCTAAGGGATTTAAGTAAATATGAAATATAGCATAAAGAACTAGAAATAGTTCTTTTTTTAATCAAAATTTACTAATACAGCTTTACACTATGCATCTTTATATAAATATTATGATATAATATGAAAAAACAAAAGACGGAGAGAAAAGATGAAAGAAAGATTAAAGAGAATAAGAAATAAACTAGATGCAATTGTAGAAAAGTATGGATTAAATTCAAAAGAAACAAAAAAAGTAAGTAAACGTTTTGATGAAGTATTAAATGAATATTATAAAAAAGAAGTGCAGTATCCAAAAGATAGTTTTATATATTTAAAATATGAAGAATCTATAAAATGTTTGAAAGAAATAACAAGAAAAAAAGAAAAATTTCCAACAATACAGGAATGGAATAAATATGCAAAGAAACATGAGTTATTGTCATCAGAAAGCATAAAATATATATCAGGAGTAAATTGGCATGAGCTTAGAAACCGAACAATAAATTTTGACCAATAAAAAAATTCAGAAAATTATAAAAAAAGTTTGTAGTATTTTCAATACTTACAGGCTTTTTTTGTCGAAAACGGGTTTTGACATAGAAAATAAATCTGTTATAATAAGAAAAAAGAGATGCAAGGACCGCAAATCTAACACATCTCTTTTCCACAAACAATTTACTCGAAAGAGTTAACTGTAAATTAAGTATAACCTCTTAAGAGTAAATTGTCAAATTATATTTACGAAAGAGAG